CGTTTCCGTCGCCGTATTGAACCCCAACCCGATGATCTCCGCTTGTGTCGGCGGGTTGGCTACTCGCGCCTCGGCGATGCGCTGATCGATGGCGGCGGCCACAAGGAACCCAAGCGCCTCGACCGCCTCTTGCGTCAACTCCGGCCCCGGCGCTTCCGGCTCGCCGCGGACTACCCCGGCGCGACGCTCGCGGTACAGGGACAGGATGGCACCGGCCCCGGACGCCTGTAGCCCGTTCGAGCGGGACGCCACGGCAGCCGGGGCATCCAGCAACCAGCCCGCGAGCCGGACTTGCGCCTCGTTCTTGACGGCATCGGGGGCCGCCGGCGCGTACCGCTCGATCAGGGCTTCGGACGCCTCCCGGATGCGGTCGATATTGCCCCGTTCGGCTGCCGAGAATGACGCGCCGCCCGCGAAGCCGAGGGCCGCCGCAAGCTGATCGGTTGTGAGCATCAGACTACCCTCCGTCTCCCGAGCCGGATCCGCGAGCCGTCGCCCGTGGACCGCGCCACAAGGTTGATCTCGCACAGGACGCCATCGGTGATCACCCGCACGCCGCCGACCATCCGCGAGGATCGTTCGACGAAGCCGGGAACCACGCCTTGCACCAGCCCGGCGCGCATCCGCGAAGTGAAGTCCCGCGCCGCCTGCGAGCGGGGCGCGTTCGCCAGCATCCTGAACAGGATCGCGCTGGCAGTCTGCGAGACTTCGAGACTGCGCGCCTGCGTCGAAGCCAGCGCCTCATCGTAGTTGTATCCGGCGAGCAGGAAGATGTCGCCGGCGATGTCGAGTGCCCCCGGCTCGATGCGCTGGCGCTCGCCGTGTCGCATGGAGACAAGGGCATCCTCCCCGAGCGGGATGCTGCCCTCGATCCGGTTGAAGCCCGCCTGCCGGACTTCCACGCGCTGAAACTGCCAGCTCAAGCCGTCACGCTTCGCCGGCGCGCGGTCCATCCGGGCGGCCCTGGCGTCGATGCTCGACTGGGGATAGGCGGGGCGGTCCACTAACGCGATGCCGGACACGATGGCGGATCGGACGGTCCGTTGCATGTCGCCATTGGACCATTCCTCCCGATCAACCATCATCTCGACGGACAGCCCGCGCAAGATGCGCCGCTCGATCAGGTTCAGGGCATCGTTGCCGTGGGATGTCTGGGCGATCTGGGCCGTCATGCGCATCGCGCGGCCATCGTCCGTCACTTCCAGCCCGGCCCCGGTGCGCGCGAGCGGGGCGCGGCGGTCATGTTGCAGGTTGAGAATGACGTCATCGGCCCGGAGGGCACCGGGAGCGATGCGCTCCCGGAACACCCCGCCGATGTCCGCCTCGTCGCCATACGATACGACGGTGCCGGACACGCTCCGGCCACCGTCGTACCGCAACTCGGCGTAACGGTACTCGGCTACCGCCGTCATTACGCCGCACCCAGTCTGAACGCCACCTGCGCCCATGCGTCCGTGCGGGTCATGGTGAAGCCCGCGAGCATGATCGCGGTCAGGGCCACTTGCCCCTTCGCGGCGTTCGTGTAGGGGTCCCGGATCAGGCTCAGACCCTGCCAGATCGGGGCGATGGCCGCGCCCGGCTCCGCCGTGCGGATCGCCTGCTGCACCCGGTTCGCGCCCGCCGGGGCCGCGATGCGCCGGGATGCCCGGAAGCTCCCGCCCTGCCGGCGCAACTCATCCAGCGCATACGCGCCGGACGTGGGCACCTGGAGCACCGCCAGTCTGCGCAGTGTGTCCAACCCGATCAGCATCCGCACCCCGGCCACGCCGCTCGCGTGCAGTCCGTCCACGCCGGCATAGAAGGCACTGATGAAGTTCGCGGCGGTCGAGTCGGCGGTCGGGGCCGACGGGTCCGTGAGCCGGTTCAGGATGCCGTTCATGTTGGGCGCCACGCCGTTGCCGGTGACGATCTGGGTGTCCAGCAACTGCCCCATCGCCGCCCGGAGATCGGCCCTCAGCGCATCCTCCATGCCCCGCAGCCGTACCACGTCCTCCACGGCCCACAGGTACCGCGCCGTGAGCCGGTGCGGGGACACGGTGACGCTCGAGAACGTCGCCGCGACGGCATCGTGCTCCGACGCCTTCGCCTCCGCCGCGCCGGTGACGCCGCCGGTCAGTACGGGGTACACCGGCTCGCCGGCCCCTACGGACGGCATCCGCACCCCCAGATACGCCGCCGCGGTATCGCCGAAGACGCGCCCGAGGATGGACGCCTGCGGGTGCCCCACGCCGCCGAAATCCGACGCCACGGACGTAGCCGCATCCTGGCGCTCTTCGAGCGGAAGCAGGGCATCCCACGGCACGGTTCCATCGTCCCGGAGTCCGCGATGCTCCGCCAACTCCTTCTCCGCCCCCGCCACGGCCTTGCCGGTCATCGCGGCGGCCATGTAGTGCCGGATCTCGACGCGCTTCGACAGGGCGCGAATGGCCTTGCCCTCCCCGTCGCCGCTCTCGCCGTCGCCGTCGTCGTCGCCTTCACCGTCGCCATCGTCATCCGGGTTGATCATGGCCTTGTTCAGCGCATCCAGCGCCGTCCGGTGTTCCTGTTCGGCCTTCGCGACCGCGTTGCGGCGTTCGGTCATGGCCTCATCGGTGAGGGTATCGGCTTCCTGCATCAGCTTCTCCCGAAGCTCCGATACCAGCATGGCCGCGGCGGTCACCGCCGCGTGAAGCTTGTTGAACCTCATGGGTGTTACCTCCTATCTCACTGTGGACAGGGCGCGCCTGACGGCCGCCACTATGATGCCTTCCACGTCCGTATCCGTCACCGCGAGATCCTGAAACTGCGTCACCGCGTTGACGGGCCGGGCGTAGAAAACGGACTGGATGCCGATCACTCTGTCCGCGCCATCGGCGAACGTGACCGAGCGGATGCTGTCGCGCAGCATCCCGGTCCTGACCGGGGCGCGGCGCTTCATGTTGCGCACCAGTTCGACCGCGATCTCTTGTTGCGCATCCTCCAAGCCGCGATTGATGGCCGCGACAAGGTTCGCAACGGTGATCTCCAATTGGGCGGATACCGCCGCGATGGACGGATCGGCCCGAACGTCTACCGTGATCGGCATCAGAACACCGCCGCACAGGAAAGCCGCATGACGCGCCGGCGGCCCAAGTACTGGATGTTCTGTACCTGATACAGAACGCCGTTGTGCAAGAGAGACTGTCCCGCGATCAGCCGGGCGTTGTGCCGTGCGACGAAGACGATGGATTGCGAGATCTGCCCGGACTGAATCCCGCTTGTCGTCACCCGGAGCACCCGATCCGAAGCAAACTCGCCTTCGACTTTCACGGGCAGATCGAACGAATCATCTTGCGCCCCGACACGATGGAGCACGTCTACCTCGGCTTCGGATGTCGGCTCATCGTCGCGCTGAAACGCCTCGAACCGGGTGTGACTGCTGATCGTGAGCGGGCCGGTAGCCGGGATGTCGCGCACCCCGCCGATGAAGGATAGGAGAGGCTGAGCATCGGTTGCGATGGCGAACGAAGTGAAGTCCATGCCCGGCACCGGGGTTGCGACTCCGGGGATGGCCACCCACGCCGCGAACAAGCGCCCGTTCGTGAGCCGGATGCGGAGGATGTCGCCGGACAGCCCGCCCGCGGACGGGGTAGGCAGGATCAGGGTACGCACGTCACCGGCACGATCAGGATCGACGAACGCCGAACCGTCGGCGTTTTGCAACTCCATCCGTACCTCGTTGCGTGTCGCCAGATCCGTCGCGTACCCAAAGGTGCGCGTTTCCGGGATGCCGAAGACTTCCGCGATCTCAGGAAACGCCATCGATCAACTCCTTCCACTCCCGCCGCGCCGGATCGCGCGAACTGTGCTCCGATGGGTGGCAGCGCCGGCACAGTACTTCCAGATTGGCCGGATCGTCAACCCCGCCGTCCGCGACGTGGTGCCGATGGTGCAGTTCGAGCCGCCCGGCCCCGCCGCAACGCTGGCACCGATAGCCGGCCCTGTGGATCATCCACATCCGCAGCCGGCCCCACGCCGCGCCTCGGGCGCTACGCCGCGCCACGGTACGCCTTCCGGGCCGACTGCTTGCGCGCCCGCCACCGATGCCCCAAGCCTACCGCCAGAATCGACGCTTGAAGCACGTCGATCCGCCCGTTCGACTTCGCGCGGTCGAGCTTCGGGTTCCCCGCCGCGTCCCTGGCCACCGCCGAAGCCTGGATCGCGGACTCCATCGCGAGATTCCGGGCCGTGCGAAGCTCCCCGGACAGAACCTCGCGCTGGAACCCCCTCACGTCGGCGGATCCGTCCGCGGTATGGGAGTGCCCTTGTCCGCGCCACTGCATCGGCCACGTCACCCCGGCGCGCTGCATGGCATCGTGACATTCCTCCTTCCGGTACCGATCCGCCGCGCACGCGATGATCCGCTCGCCGGCCAGCCAACTGGCGATATCGTCGATGAACGCCACCACGTCGGCCACCCGGCCCGGATACACCCGAACCTCCCCACGCTCCTTCATGCGCACGTACAGCCCGCCTACCCCGTCCGCTTCGCCGCGGGCCGCAAGGTCCGGGGTCCCAGGGAAGGCACCCCATGTCTCGAAGCGCCCGGACTTCGGCCAGTAGGCCGCCACGGCGGTCATGCTGCTTGAGCCGCCCAGATCGATACCCAGACAGCAATCCCCGTCGCGCGGGGGCAGATCGTCGCCGCACGCTTCGAGCCACTGCGCGACGGTGAGGATCATCTCGCGGGACGGCTCTTGGGGCAGGTTCAGATCGTAGGCAAGGAAGGCGGGAGCGTCCGCGGGATTCGACGCGGCGCGCTTCGCGACGTGTCGCATGTAGTCGAGAGACTTGATGCCATCGTGCAGACCCGGGTTGGCCGCGTGCCACGCCGCTTCATCGTCCAGCGCCGCATCCACGGGGGCCGCGTACTCCACCCAGTGCACGCCGTCATCGTCGGCCCGGCCCGCCAGTTCGCTGAACATCGGCCCGTCGCCGCGGATGCTGATCGCGATCAGCCGGCCCCGGCGCCCGGACGTGCTCGACAGGATGGCGTTCCACAAGGCGCGGTCCCGCTCTTGCAGCAACCCCGCCTCATCGACGATGGCGAGATCGAACCCCACGGCGTGCCCCGTCGCCTTGTCGGCTGCAAGGAAGGTGACGCTCGATCCGTCCCGGCCCCGCACCAGCCCGGGCGCCGGCGTGCGCCGAAACTCCAACCCGTGCAAGCCGGACGCGGTCGCGGTCCCCTCCATCGCAACCCACAACTCCCGCGCGAGGGCACCCGTGAGAGAGACAACGCCGGCTCGCCACTGGGGCCGGACCAACGGGCCGCACAGGTAGGCCAGCAAGAGGGCCGCGATGAACCCGCTCTTGCCGTTCTTGCGCGCCACGGACAGCCCGGACTCCATGATGCCGGGCGCCAGCGCGCCGCGAAGGAAGTTAGCCTGCCATCGGGAGATCAGGAA